TCGGGCCGTCAGTGCATCCCGAATTCCAGACGACGTACGCCTCCTTCGCCGACATCTGTGCGCAGCCGCACAGTAGGCAGGCGAGCGCAGGGATGATGCGCAATCCGCTCATGGGGCGATATTCACGACACCGCCGTTATTCCAGAGCGACCCGCTCGGGAGCCCCGCGGCTGATGTCGGCAGGCCGGTTGCAATGATGGCGCGACATTTCAGATCACGATACTGCCCTGCCGTGCCGTTGTTTATTTCGACCACGCCTGCGGCGTTGCGCGAGATCCCAGCGTCAAATGCGACATTACAATTTGCGCCATCGGAGGACCATCCGACCTCGCAAGAATTCACCATTCGCACACCGTACTGCGAAAAATGGATTCGCGGATTGGCTTCGTAATACACGAAGACCCCACCGTAGCTGGAATCAACTACCACCGACTGCGGCCCGGTTTGCGCAGTGACGATGCGTGCGATCAGGTCACGGAACTGCCCCGTCGTGCCGTTGTTCACTTCGAGCGCGCCGGCGGCGTCGGCCTGAATAGCCGTGAAATTCGGACTCGCCGCGTTGGCAAAGTTCAACGTACCAGTACTCGAAGATACTTGACCTAAAGTCGTAACGAGAGATCGATGGTCGACGACGCTTAAAGCAAACTGCGTTTTATCATAGGTGAAACTAGGATCAGCGCCGAACGCGCCGCCGTCGTTGAACTGCACCTGCTTATCTGCGCCGCCGGGCACCCCGCCGCCGCCATCGCCCGCCAGTACCCTATCCTCGGCATACAGGCCCGACGGCACGCCTACGATGGTCACTCGCACGCGAGCATTGCCGGAATACTTGGCGCGTTTCACCGAGAGCGTCTGCGCGGAGCAGTCCATATCCAGATTGAACAGCCTGCCTGGCGGCAACTCTGCCCACTCGCCAGCATCGATGCGATAGAGCACGAGAGCGAACTGGCCCGGAGGTGGTTCGCTGATGTTCTGCAGCGCGACGCCGACCGATTCTTCCGACAGCGGCAGAACTGCGCCGTCGGTGTCGAACGTCAAGAGCACGTCGAATTCGGCGGGAGCGGATGTTTCAGAGTGGCTAAAGACGGGGAATTCGATCATGGCGCGATCCAGTAGCATTGATGGACTTCTGACTTGACCACCGGCAGCCCAGCCCGCGCGATGGCCTTGGCGACTCCCGGGCAGTTCTTCCAGCCCCAATCGTCGAATACGATCAGTCCGCCGTTCATCATCCGGTGACGGAGCCAGGCGATCGCGTCCTCGGTGCTCTGCTCAAGGTCGAAATCGACGTGAGCGAACGAGATCGCTCGATCGAATCCAGCGGCCGACTCGGGAAACCATCCCGGCATCAGCGTGACGTTGTCCGGCATCGCCGCGCGCACCGTTTTGAACGAGGTATCGGCAAACTCTCCCGGACGGTGGAAGTCCCCCTCGCGCCACGACGCCGCCGGTTGGCCGGTGAAGGTATCGAACCCGAAACAGATCTTCTCCGGCACGGCCTCGGCCATCGCTTTCAATGCGCCGCCCTGGAAAACTCCGAGTTCCACGATCACCCCATCAAGCGGCCGCGCGCGCATGAGCAGTCCCAGCAGGCTTTTCAGCGTCGCGGGCGTGAGCAATATCTGCATTGTTGTCCCGGATGAATCGTTCTATCTTCGCCGCCGCCGCGGTCACATTGATCGTCTTGTCATGGCGGCATCCCCAATTCCAGCAGGCGCAGGCGCCCTTCGGCTCGATCGGCAGCCAGGGCGAATAGCGGGCGCCGGCGGCGAACGAATTGGCGCCCTCGAAGCCGCCGAAGACGCAAACGAGCGGCGTCTCGACCGCCTGCGCCAGCACCGTGAGAAAACACGGCGAGGTGTAGACGAGCGCCGCGCGCGCGGTAAGCGCCGCCACGGTCTCGAAATCGAGCTCGCCATGGTGGAACTCGGCATCGACGGCGATCGGGTGAATCACCTCCTCATGACCGGGCAGCGCGTCGGCGATGCTGACGACGAAATAGCGTCCGCGGATTCCGGCGAGGAGCTCCGCATAGGCGAGCGGGTCCGGGTTGCGCGCGAGCTTCGCCTGCGCCGAGCGCAGGCTGCGATGACCGATCACAGAAAGCAGCGGCCGGGTGATCAGCAGCGGCCGGTCCAGCTGCAATGACGCGATCAGCGCGTGAGCTTTGCGCCGCCAGGCGGGCGCGATCGGGAGCCGGAAGTCGCCAAGCTCCACGCCGCAGTGTTTCGCCATCGCCGCGAGCACCGAGCTCGCCTTGGCGTCCGACCACGGGTAGGCGCAGCGGATCACGCGCGCACCGGCCGGCGGCTCTTCACTCGAATAGAGCGCAGCGCAGCGCGCCTCATTCTTCGCCATCCAGGGGATCGGACTGCGCAATGGTCGCAGATGCACGTCAGGCATATCCCAGTAGGCGCTCGGCCAGCTTGTCATTACCCAAACCTCATGCGCCTTTTTTAGCTGCCGCACGATGGCGCGTTCGTGCAGCGAATCCCCGATTCCATGCATCCCGTGGAAAAGGATTGGCGTCAGCACGTCGCTACCTCGAGCGCTTCGTCGAGCGTGCACTTCGGAAAACATTCCAGCGCGCTTCGCTGGTTGCAGTTTAAAATCTCCGGCCGATCGGGCTGCGCGGCGTACGCCTCCCACGCCGTGCGATGGCGCTTGAAGGTCGTCCAGTTCGGGTTGTCGAGGCCGCGATGCAGGCCGTGCCAGTGCGTGAGCTCGTCCTCGCGCAGGTCGACGCCGAAGAGGAGGATCTGCGCAGCACCCCGGTCTTCCGCCAGGTGGCAGGCCCGGAGCGCCGAGTTGCCGCCGATCGCCAGCTTGCGCGGCGGCACATACATCGCGTCCTTCACCAGCCCTTGCTCGCAGACGATGCGCTCGCCGGCAAACTCCTCCGGCAGCGGCGCGACGCGCGGGTTGCGCTTGTTCCACCATTGCGCGTTCGCCGCGAACAGCACGTCGGCCTCCGGCAGCCGGCGCCACGTGTCGTTGGTGACGACGATCGGAATCCCGAGCGCGCGCACCGCGGCGGCCACTTCCTCGGTGAGCGAAGGACCGGAACCGCAGACGGCCACGGTGCGACCTGACCAGATCATTTCGCGTCACGGCCTTTTTTCACAGCCAACCTAAAATCGCCGTTTCCAGAATCCGGCTTGGCGTCGGTCGCGCGCTGGGCGATCCACGTGGAACCTCCCCAGGTCACGGCGTCGCCCTTCTCGTAGTGGCCCTCGCGCCACACGCCGCGATCGAGCACGAGCGGCAAGGTGAAGGCGAATTCCTTGACCTCGGCGCCGCGCAGGAATTGGAGCGCGAAGCGGCGCTCGCCGTCGTAGTCGACGACTAGGTCCTCGAAGCCGAGACCATCCTTGCCGTCGATGCCGTCGCGCCCGGCCTTGCCCTTCTCGCCCTGAATCCCCGGCAGCCCGTCGCGCCCGTCGCGCGGCGGCGGTGCGCTGGCGATGCGCTGCTCGAGCGCGTCGAGCCGCGCGATCACGCCGACGAGCGAGCGGGTGATGAACTCCTGCGCCGCCTTGACCACGCCCGCGGCCATCTGGTCGAAGTCAGGCATGGCCGGCTCCTGTCGTGGCGAAGGCGCGCTCCATGGCCGCTAATGCCTTGGCGGCTTCGGCGGTTGGATCGGGAGGCGGCAGTGCAGGCGGTGGCGCTGCGGTGGCGCCGCCAGGCGCCGGTGATTGCGCGTCGCGCGCGGCCAGCGCCTCGAGGCTATAGTTCTGGACCTGTTTGTAGAGTGCATCGCCGCCAGGCTTCGGCTGATAGTTGAGCCGTCGCCGCGCCTCGTTCGGCGCGATGATGGTGCCGTCGACGCCGCTCTTGAGCGTTTCCATCTGCGTGCGCGCATCCATACGCAGCAGCCCGTCGAGGTCGAGCTGCACGCCCATCTGCTCGCCGCCTTTCGGCGTGTCGAGGCCGAGGCCTTCGGTGAGGCACGTCTCCATCGCCTCGATCAGCGATTGCAGGCACTGCGAGTAATACTGCTGCCCGAGCGCCTCGACGTTGTTGTTGAGCGGCGCCGGGCCGACGCCGATCATGTAGGCCGGGACATGGAAGGTCGAGCAGACCACGGCCGCGGTCATGTTGAGCTGCTCGATCACCTGGGCGTCGACCGCGGACATGCGCATCGGCTCGAATTTCAAGCCGTCGCCCAGCACCGCAATCCGGCCGGCGTTCTCGCCGGTGAAGTTCTTGTCCCACTCGTCCCTCATCCGCTTGGCGAGTGCGTCGGAAATCTCACCGGGCGCGGTCAGCACGCCGCCGGGATTGGAGTTGTTGCCGAAGAACTTCTTCGCGTCGCGCTGGATGCGCAAGCCCTGTTCGGCTGCGAGCCCGCAGGCCATGATCGGCGAGGTGCCGATGAGTGGATGGTAGAGGCAGTTCATCCGGTCGTGGATGATCTCCGAGGCCGGCACGATGATGCTCGCCTGCTCGATCCCGGACAGGTAATCCTGCCCGAGGTCGTAATAGACGCCGCCGTCGGGCGTCACCATCGGCGTCACCCGGCAGGGGTCGAGGAGATACATCGCCACCACCACGCCGCGCGCGTCGCGCTCCTTGATCGCGTAGGCGTTGCCGCGGGTTAATTTGGAGGTGATCCACCATTCCTTGAACTGAATGTGATTCTGGAAGCGGTTGGGCTTGCGCAGCACGGGCGAAAACGCTGCGCTGTCGGTCTCCTCCCACAAGCCGTCGTCGTCGTACTCGATCAGCATGTAGCGGAGCTTCCCGACGTCGGCCGCGATCAGAGTTTCACAAGCGTAGACGGCGTGGAAGGCGAGCACCGTCTCCATCCTGAGCGGCGTATCGGTCTGGAATGCCTGGTCCGGCCAGCGGGTGAAAATCGAATACCAGTTCCCCGATTCGACCGGGACCGGGCTCGCGTCGACCGGCGGAGTTGCCTTCGCCCGCGCGATCTCGAAGCCGAGGAGGCGCATGGGTTAAGCCTTCTTGCGCTTCTTCGTCAGATGCAGCGTGCGGCGCTCAGTCTCGGCGGTCATGACCCGCGTCGCGTAACGGGCACTGCCGATCACCGCTAGCGTTTTCGCGTCGCGATCGCTGGCGTCGAACTCATCGCCTGGATCCAGACGCCGGCCGGCATAGGTGAGCCGCCGCGATGCAATCAGTTTCTGCAAATTTACCGCTCCTCGAAAAAGCAGGCGGCGCCGACTAAGTCCGCGCTGGCCGGCGGCGCCCTTGGGACAGGACTTAGCTTGTCGCCGCGCCGTAATCGGCGTCGCTGATGTACTGGAACGCGTGCGCCCGGCGCTTTGCGAAGTTGATGCGACGAATGACGCGGATCGCCGTCGAATCCTCCTGGAACATCGAGGTCGGCACCGCCGTTGCCGCGGTCGGAACATCGGTCGCACCCGTAGGCGCGCTCGACATTTCGATCATCGCGTCGCGCGATACCGCGGTCTGCAGGCCTTCGTCGCCGATGCGGTAGATGTCGCTCGCTTTCAGCATCACGAGCCAGGTCGCCGGCACGTTGTTGCCGGTTACGATCGAGAAGCCGAGCAGATTCCCGCCGTTGGGATTGGTGCCGGGGAACTCCGGTTGACCCAGCGCGTTGACCATGAAGCTCATCCCGACGGCCATGGTCGGATTCATCACCAGCGTCAGTCCGTCGGTATTCAGCGCCGCGGCGAAGGGCGCCAGCAGCGCCTTGATGTCGTTGCGCAACGCCGCGGCGTCGGTGCCGCTCGCTGACATCGCCGTCACGCCGTTCGCCATGCCAGCAGGGGAAACGTTGGCAACAGCAGCGGCAGTCGAAAAGAAGGTCTGATCGATCTTCTTCGCCGCCGCCTGCGCCAGCGCATCGCGCACCAGCATCTCGGCCGACGGTGAGGAGTCGGCGATCAGCTCGTTCGACAGCACCGACAGCGCGGCGACCTTGAGCACGGTCAGGTTGACGCTCATGAAGTCGACCGCTGTCACCGGGATCGCCTTCGACTGCCCGACCCAGTAGGCGAGCCCGCCGCCGTCCTGGCCCTTGACGGTCACGTTGGCCGGCACTACGCGCAGGCCGAGCTTGTCATAGGCGGTGATCCCGTACAGGAACTCGATGAAGTCGCCGGTATAGCGGCCGTCCATGGCGACGAGCTCGTGGCCCCAATCGGTGGACTCGGTGCCGCCGCCCTGCACTTCGTTCGCCTTCATGATGGCGACGAGCGTCGGGTTGCTCTTGCCCCAGCGCTCGATCGCCACGGCAAGCGGCGAGCGTCCTTCGACCAGGCCCACGGCCTTGGCGATAACCTTGCGGGTGAAGTTCTGCCCGGCGAATTTCTCCGGCGCGTCCGGGCTCTTGACGTGCACGCTGATGCCGGTGCGCTGCACCACGCCCGCGCCTTCGACGGTCTCGACCGCTTTCGCCGCGGCGACGTTCATCGCTTCCATCATGCGCAGGCGCGCGAGATCGGAATCGATCTGCTTCACTTCGGCGGTGAGCGCGTCGAACTCCTCGCCCTCGGCGGTGTCGGTCGAGCGCCCTTCGGCGAGCGGTGCTTCCATCACTGCTTCCATCCGCGCGCTCTTCGCGGCGCGGGTTGCCTCGAGATCCTTGATCTGTTCGGCGATTGTTTTCTTTGCCATGATTCACTTCCTCTGAATGAGCAATACCGCGCCCTTGTGCGCGGCGATGGTCCCCGAAGCGCCGGGAGAGGTCGTCAGCAACCGGACGCCTTTGCGCGTTGGCTGGCCGAACGCGGCCCGCGTGCGAGCGTCGAACTGCTTGACGGTGAGAACGGTTGCGGCTTCGTTTGCCGGGATCGTGACGGCCGAAAGCTCGAGCCAGGACCACGAGTCGAACCGGAATCCGCTGGTGCCTTTGATCGGTCTCGCTTCCAGCGGCTGGAAGCCGATGGATAGCCCCCGGACGAGGCCGGACTTGATGAGCGCCCAGGCCTCATCGATGCGCGGCAGCACACCCTTCGCGATCTGCGCCGTGATGGCGATGCCGGCCTCCGTCACCGTTGCCGCCAGGACCTGACCGATCGGTTGGGTGGAATCGTGCTGCCAGAGAAAGGGCATCGGCAATTTGAACACCGCGCCTTTCGGCTCCACGATGTCGCCCATGCGATCGACACTCGGCGTGCTCGCGAGCCCTTCGATGACACGCCGATCATCATCGATGCCCTTGATTTCCAGCGTGGAATACGCGCGAATCATCTTCGCGACACAGTTGAACGTCGCCATCAGCGGATCGATCTTCGCCGCGCCGGAGATCTGCTTCGTGATCGACACCGCGTTGCCCTGCGGCACGATCCGCGCATTGCCGACGCACCACGCCATCAGCCGCTGCCCGCCGTGGCGCAGCACGCCTTCGGCCAGTTTCCGTTCCGCGGTCTTGATCGAGCCGCAGAGCTTCCAGCCCTGCGAGATCCCGATCACCTTCTCGGCCGGCACCTTGGCCTCGACGATCGCGTCCAGGATCCCGCCCAGGCCGTGCGGGTCGACGCCGACCTTGTCCAACTTCCCCGCCTCGTGCGCCATCGCGACGAGCTCCGCCACCTCGTTCACGTCGTCGCCGAACTGCGCGACGAACGTGAGATCGCCGTCACTGCGGAAATCCTCGAGCCGCGACACGTCGCCCTTATGGCGCTCGAGCACCGACGGGTGCGCCCAGGCGTGAGTCCACAGCAGCCACTCGTGCGTCACCCGGTCGCGCCCCATCGCGGCGAAGCCCAAGAGGTCGTCCAGCCCGCCGCCGTCGATCCCCAGGTCGACCACCTCTGAGCGCTCGAGCAACTCGTCGTAGGTGAGTACTGCTTCGAGCGCCGCAGCTTCCCAGTAGTCCGCGCCCGCCCAGCGGTTGCTCATGAGCGCCAGGCCGATCTCGATGTTGAGATGCTTCGCCAGAAAGCCGCGCACGCTCTCCTCACCGGCTTCCACCGCCATCTTCATGCCGTGCTCGAGGAACCCGGCGTCCACCGAGGCGCCCAGGTTGGGATTGGTGATGTAGAAATTCTTCGCGAGCTTGTGCTCGCCGCGCTTCACCATCGCCGGCGGGAACTCGTAGAGCACCGGCAGGAATTGCGGATCCTCGATCCGGCCGTCGCGCACCCCGCGCGCGTAGGCGAGCTGCTGCGCGAACACCCCGGCCGGCGGCTCGTCGGATTGCGTGGTAAGGTAGATCGCGAAGCCCTCCGGTCGGCTCGCCAACCCGCCGCAGGCTTCCCGCAGCATGTTCTCCGCCCGCGGCTGGCGACCGAAGAGCCACAGCTCATCGACCAGCACCCCGGTCGCCTTCTTGCCCGACACCACCTCATGATCGGCAGCGACGATCTTCAATGTCGCCCCGCTCACCCGGTGCGTGATCTGCCGGATGTTTTCCTGCACGTGCAGGAGGTCGGAGAGCTCCTCGTCGGCGCGCACCATGTCGCGCGCCGGCCGAAAGCTGTTATTCGCGACCTCGATCGTCGGCGCGAGGATCAGGTACTCGGCCGACTGCCGCCAGTTGCGGATGAGCGCCGTCATCATGATCCCGGCCGCAAGCCCGCTCTTGAAATTCTTCTTCGCCACCGATAGCAGGAATTGCGTGATAAGCCGCCGCCCGCTCTCGCCATCGTAGGCACCGAATACCGCCGAGACGAAATCGAAGATCCACGGCCGGCACGCCTCCCCCATGCGCGGAGAACCCGGCGCGTCGACGATCCGGAGCTCCCGGAACACCGTCAACGAATCCGCCGCGGCCTGCGGATACAACGGCAGGAACGGGATCAGCGGACGACCGGAAACGATCCGCTGCTCCCAATCGGGACAGGCGGTCGACCAGATCATGGAAGGCTATCGTGAATTGACGACGAGCTTCGGCGGAAAGGCCTCAGCGCCGAACTTACCGGCGGCAGTCTTGTCCGCGGCCTTGCGCCGCTGATCCTTCAGGCTGCCGTAGTCCTTCTTCGCATGCAGGTACGGCGCAGCCGCCACCGCCATCCGATCCCGGCGCGACGCATCGGCTTCCTCGTCGTGAATCACCGCCAGCATGTACTCGAGCGGCGTCTCACCCTTCGACGTCGATAAAACCTTGGGACGGGAAAGTTTGCGCGGCTTCTTCGGGCCGCCAGCGCCAACCCTGGCCCCGCCTCTAGGCACTTTCATCCCCCCTCAAAGGAAGTGCGATCGGCTCGGCACGCGTCC